TCGTTGATGACTCATATGTGAGCGGGCTGGCTCGCTTATATGCAACTTCAGCTTCAATCCGGAAAACGCCAAAGTCATAACCGATATTACCATCAACATCGAAGCCATAATCATGGTTCATTGTTGCGGCATCGCGTCTGCCCGCGATATCAAAACTAATTTGCTGCAAAATCATCGCACCACCGTCAACGCCCACATACCACGTTTTGTCACGGGCAAAGGCGGGTGTTGCAATCGCAGTGGAGGCAAGTGCCAAGGTTACGGCCAGCTTCCGCATCATAATCCCCTTTCTATAATGTCACTAAGGACAGGGATAACGCACTAACCAAAGCTTAGTTTCCGCGCAAGTCAACAAATCATGAGATGTGTTGCGTAAATAGCACAATCGAAGGATTCCCTGTTAAGCAGCAATCAATCCATGGGTGCGCAGCGCCCCAAGAACCGCGATCAGTGTCGCGCGGGCTTCAATGTCGATGCTGCTGCCGCCTGCCGGGTTGCCAATAGCGGCCAACCTGGCACCAACCAGTTGCTGTCCGCCGATGAGCAAACGGGACGCCCGCATGTCGCCGATTATCCAGTTGCCGCTGACATAGCGTGCAGAAAGCTGCTGATCGAGCAGCCAGACGTTCATGCCGTCGACCGGGACAACGAATCGCCACCCGCTGAACCTCCAGCCCGCGAGCTGACGCGCCTTTCCGGCCCAAAGCCCGGTTGGCGCTTCGCCAATGATCCAGCAAGCACCCGCGATTGGCGCCGGGGCCGGCGTGTTCACGCCCAAGCTGATCACTGCTGGCTGGACGATCATGTCGAGCAACGCGAGCGCTTCATTATGGTAAAGCTCCTTCTGCGCCTGGCCGGGGTGCAGCATGGGCAGGGCGAGCCGTGCACTCACATCATCGCTCATCATCGTCTCCTGTCAGTGATCAAACAATGCTTAGGATGGCGGGGAGCGACGGGCCGTTTGATCCCAGTTGCACCACCGTAATCTCAGCGCCTGGCACAGCGATGGCCATCGGCAGCACACAGCGTGGTTCAACCGTCCCGATCAGTTCAGTGCCCGCCGATCCGCTGGTTATCCGCACCTGATACGCCTCGCGTTCCTCCCCCAATGGCACCGTCACGCTGTCAATCCAGCGCCACCCAACCCGGCTGCGCCGCACCCAGGTAAGCGTCGCCGAACCGTCCGATTCGCGGCGCAGCGCAAGATGAACCGGGCTTGGCGGCACCACCGAAGCGCCGCTGATCGTAGCGCTGGTGGCCGCCGGACCCACGATATCGCCGACGCCCGATGCCAACACGTCGGCGCGCGCGCCAATTTGGGTCAGCGACAGATCAATGACGGCCAGGCTGTCGGGATCGATCAGAACGAAGCGATCGCCGACACTTTGGACTCCTGCGGACGATTCGGTCCCCTGCCGCCCGCGCAGCAACCGGGACAGTCGCCAGCGGGTAACGCCGATTCGCGCCGCCCGACCAAACTGGATCAGCTCATCGCCGATCAGCGCCAGATTGCCGCCAGCATCCATTACGCGGTCATCGGCATCGGCGAGCAGCATGCCTGCATGCGCCAGCGTAACCTCAATCCCGCTGTGAAGATCGCGCAGGGTGGCGGGTGCCCGCTGGATCGGCGCATCAAGAGTGCCAATCACGGCGGGCAGGCCAGTCGCGCCTGCCCCGCGCCACTGCCCGCCACCATCAACACTCACCAGCAGCGCGGCGCGACGCCATCCCGGCTGGTTTCCGGCCGCTGCCACTTGCAGCTGCGGCGCAGCGAGCAAGGCCTGGTTGATCGGCGGGATCTCAAAGCCGTGTAACAGCGTCGGCCCGTGGACGAGATCGGGCGAAACGAGCGCGCGGCCCGAACGCGCGCTGGATGCGCCCGGCGCTTCAGGCAGGCGGATCAGCGCCAGCATCAGCACCATTGCCTCAAGCGACCAGCTGGCGACCCGCCAATGGCCGGGCGTATCGGCAAGTTGGACGTCAGCGCCGGGGGCAATTTCAAGCGATGCCCAGCCCAGCGCCACCGTCCGCCGTTCGCGCGCTGCCTCGCCCCGCGCGAGTATCGCCCGGGCAATTGCCTTGGCGGCGCCCGCCTCGATCACCGCCGGCATTTCAATTCGGTCGGATCGTGTGCCGGCACCCGGCCTGCGGGCGCGCTGCAACCCCAGTTGATAGTCGCGCGCCGGATCATAATGGCCAATCGTGATGCTCTGCGGCACGCTTTCGATGGGGGCGATTGAGCGCGTCCTGCGGCTGCCGCGCGCCCTGATGGGGGCCATCCCCGCGTCCGCAATCGTGGTGGGGGTCGCGCTTGCGTTGCGCATGACGAGACGGGCTCCGTCGGGGACGAACCAGGCGCCTGCTGCCAGTGCCAGTGTTTCGAGCACACCGCGCGCACTGTCGCCATAAGCGGAAAAACCCGGCAGCGTCATCGCCACCGCCGATCCATCAACGAACGGATCGGCCAGCGCGCTTGCAATCATGCCAATCGGGACGGGTGCTGGATCGGCAATCACCTCAAAGGTGAGAGACGGGATGCGATTGCCATAATCGGCCAGCTGGAAATTTTCAAACACGGCATAGGCGCAGCCACGATGCGCGGGGGCCTGCGCGCCCTCCGCCGATGCAATCAACGGATCAACCGCCTGGTCCTCCCCACCATTGTGCAGGCGAAAACCCGTCGCTGTCTTGAAATCGCCGCCGGTGCCGCGCAGCAGCTTGCCATCGGCCCAAATCCGCCCGACCCCCTGCACAGGCCGCGCCGAAAGCAGCACCGCAAAGGACACCGAATAGCTGTAATTATTGGTGCCTGGCTGGCCCTTGGCGCGGGTGGTTGATCGGCTCTCGATCAGGTCGGTTGACCAGATCACTGATCCAGCGACGCGCATCGAGCCAAACACCTTGGGCATGGGTGTGCCATAAGATGAGGTCTGCACCGCCAGTTCGATCAGCCTTGGACCCTGACGACCCTTGGGCTTGAACAGAATTTCGCGGTCGATGACCTGGCCCAGCGCCGCGCCAATCGCACCGCCAATCGGTCCGCCAATCACGCTGCCAACGACAGACAGCAGCAACGATGCCATGCGCTATTCCTCCTTCTTTGCCAGCCGCCAGCGGCCAATCACTGGCCAGGGAATCTGGCCGGGCCGTTCAACCACACAGCGCAGCATTGCATCGGCATGAATAATCCCGGTGCCGCTATCGATCACCAGATGCAGCTGACCCGGCCCGCCTTCGCAAAGCAGCAGATCGCCCGCCTGCGGTTCATCGGCGCGGGTGAGCCCCAACGCCTCGACAACCGCCGCAACCCAGGCCGCGTCACCGCTGTGCAGCGCATAGCCGGTCGGCATGGGCACGGTGATCCGGGCGGCGCGATAAGCAAACGCAACAAGGCCAACACAGTCGAGCCCGTCATCGGGTTCACGCCCATGCAGCCGGAACCGCGCGCCCAGCGCCGCACGGGCGGCAGCGACAACATCACTCATCCGCCGGGATACCGCGTTAACAGGTCAATCCCCGGCAGAAATGGCTCACCCCGAAAATTGACGGCATTGGCAAAACGGCTGGCGCAGGTTTCAATGCTTTTGTCACAACCTTCGGTGAGTTCGACCAGCGCGGGCACCGCCACAATAAATCGTGGCGCGGTAGCAAGCGTCACCGTGTTACCCGCCGATGCCTCGATTGGATGTTCAGACCCGACATTGTCGCCGCTCAGCCAGCGCAGCAACCCCAGGCCATAGGCATTTGCGACAGGCTCGGTCTGGTCAAGGCTGAGTATGTGCCCGTCGATCCCCGTCACCTGTACGATCCGCCGCCGTCCCGCCATCGCCACCCGGCAGCGCCGGTCGCCAAGTTCGGCGCGGCATTCAGGCGCGGTTTCCTCAACCACCGGCCGGTCAAGCGCCGCAGTTGGCCCGCGCAATTCAGCGGTAAAGCCATTATCCGCCGTTTCGACCGCGCCAATCACCCCTTCGCCAAGCGGCACGCGGCCTTCAGCACCCGTCCAGTCAACCGCAAACAGCATCACGCGCGCGCCATCCCACCGACCGGCGACCAGATCAGCTTCGGTGATCGCCGCACTGGTCAGCGCGCCAGCCACATCCATCGTATCGGCCTCAAGCCCGTCGCTGCGCTTGATCGCAGACGGGGTCATGCCGGGCGCGGCGCGGTGCGTAACCCCGTCAATTACAAGGGCACGATCATGATCGGTCAGCCCGATCGTCACGCCGTCGCGGCGTTCAATCCGCCAGCACAGCGCCACCGTCGTCAGCGCCCCGTCAAGAAACGACATCGCCGTCCTCGCGCAGCTCGATGAGCGGTACCGAAGCCGCCACCCCCGCCAGAAAAGTCGCCCGCGAAACGGTCAGCCGGTCCTCGGCAAAGCGCACCGCGACATCAAACAAAAAGGTCGCCGTCACCGCCACCCCGCTTGCTGGCGCGGTATCAAACACCACCCAACCACCCGGTTGCAGGGCAAAGCTAGTGGTCACCGCCCCGCCGAGGCGCAGCTGCACGCTCCCCGCCACCGGCCGGGTAATCCGCCGCACCGCATCGCCATAGATTTTGATGAGCGCAAAGCCCCGCTCAGCGCCATTACCCGTCCCAATTCGCTCGCCTCCGATCTTGGCGGCAAAATCAAACGGATCGCGTAAGCGAAACCCGCGTGCAGGCCCCATCCGCGCCCGGAAAAACGCGAGCAGCGTGGCGATATCGGCTTCGGACCGGATACCGGGGCCGACATCGTAACTGGTTCGCGCCGCACTCCAGCTCGCATTGCGCGCTTCGTGGCCGCCCGCGCTGGTGATAATCGCGGTCGAGAAAGCCGGGCTCACCTCCGCGTCGCGCCCCAGCGCCAGCGGAAAGGCGACATCGTCAAATGCCTGCACTTCATCGTCCCCCTCATCAAAATGAACATAACCGTCGCGCAGCACCTGCGGCATCGCCCAGACAAAAGTGCGCGCTACCCCGCGCCTGCGGGCGACCTCGGCAGCGGCATCAATCAGCGGCCATTGCGCGGCGGCTTGTTCAGGCCGGAGCACGAACCCCGCCAGATAATGCTGCCGCGCCACCGGATAGCCGAGCCGGGTCTGCGCCTCTGCCACGCCGCGCGCACCCGACGCGCTGTCGCCTTCGGTCACCCAGTCATAATCCTCCAACTGAAGGATATCGAAGGCAGGGCTTGCCCAGCCCGTTGGCACATTCATCCGCCGCAGCTCAGGTGCGCGCGCATCAAGGATCGTCGGCAAATAAATCAGCAAATGCGTCTCGCAGCCGCTCGCCACACCCCGCGCCGCTATCGCCAATGCAGCGGTCGAGGCGGCGAGCAATGCCCCTGCTGCATCAAGCAGCGCAATGGCACCGGCTGATTGTGGGCCATTGACGCTTGCAATGATTGGCGGCGAACCCCCAAAAGCGGCACGCGCGGCGTCATCATAGATGCACGGCCGACCATCGGCCATCACCCACCACCACGGCTCCCCCACCTGGAATTTGGGCGCGAGGACGGCCGCGACCGCAATCCCCATAAACGCCTGCGCGACGGCGTGCAGATACCCCATCGCGCCCGCATGCGCCGGGGAGAGCAAGGTTGAGGGCGGGACCCAGCCGGTCAGCGCGGGCGACCCGTCACTCGCGCGCTGTTTCCAGTCACCCCAGCAATGTTCGTCAAATAATTCATAACTCAGCGACCAGATCACATCATAGCCAAGCGCCCGCGCCCGGTCTGCGAAATCACGGTGCCACGCCGCACACGCATTGTTCAGCGCACCGCCAGCCAGGCTGACATAAAATCCGCCCGAATGGGCTTCGAGCCGGAAATAATGGCTCATCCCGACATAATGGTTGATCGCGCCGCGATACCCCAGCCGCAGCATCTGGTGGAGCAACCGCGCAGGCGTCATGTGATAGCTGTCATCATAACCGCTCGCGATCTCCAGCCCATGCACAGGCAACACAACATCGCCGACGGACAAGATCGCGCCCGGCCCTGTGCAACTGATGTCGCTGAGCTCAACCCAGGCTTGAGCGGGGGCGGCAAGCGGCGTGGCGCTACCCGAATAATCAACCGGCACGAGCGAAATGAACATCCGGTCGATATCGCCTGCCCAGACTGGCACCGCCTCTGCCGGCAACAAAAAACCGCCATTCAGATCGGCAAAATCAATCGCCACGGTCGCATCGGTCGGCGTCCCCACCGCATAATTCCATAGCCTTACATACCAGGTCCGCGCGACCCCTGCTGCATCGCGGCCCTCGATCGTCAGGGTCGGGCCGTTGATCAGATCAAGCGCGCGCACCCCCGCTGATTGCCAGCGAAACGCCAGCCGACAATCGCGAAAGTCTTTTGCGGTTTCATAACGCAGCAACGGGTGATCAATCACATCCTCCGCCGCCCAGATCAGCCCGGCGAGATCATCAGCGCGGTAAAACACCGCATCGACACGCAGCGCATCAGGCGCAGTCGTCACCACGCTCGCCATCATCGGGCGCGGGAAATTGACGCTCCAATAGCGCGGATCAAAGCGTGAGAGATTGCCCGCTTCCTGACCTGAGCGTTCGCGCGCGAGCCAATGGCCCATTACTCAGCCCTTTCGATTGCGGCACGCACCGCGCGGGCGACCTGGCGGCTTGATTGCGCCAGCGCCTGGGCAGAGTCATTGCCGTTCGACTGGATGGCGATCGTGACGCGGACATCGCGCCCACCGCCGCCTGCCCCCGGCAGCGCGACTTGCCCGCTGGTCGTCGGCACGAACCATTCGGGGCCGCGTTCCCCGACACGATAGGCGCGCCCCGGCGATACCGGCCCGCCCGTTGCCCGTCCCGGCGCGCCGGTCAACCCGCCAAGGATCGAGCCGAGCAAGCCGCCCAAACCACCACCACCGCCGCCGCCGCCGCCGAACAGCGCGCCCAGCCCGCCCCGGATCGCGGAGGCTGCAATGTCGGCAAGCACCGAAAGCGCGACCTGTTTCAGATCTTCAAAGCCAAATTTGCCCGTCCGCGTCGCGCGCAACAACGCGTTTTCGATACCGCGCCCGGCAAGTTCCGCGCCTTGGGCGAGTGGCCCCTCCAGGCTGCTGCGCATCGTCGCAACATCGCGCGCCAGCCCGCTGGTATCGGCACGCACGCGCACGACCAGCGATTCAATTCCGTCATCCATCGGGGAATATCTCCATCAGCCGGTCAATTTCCGCACGGGCGGGCGGCGCCAGGCTCGCTTCGCCGTGGAGGGCGGCGATCACGCTTGCGAGTTCCGCCGGGGTCGCACGCCAAAAGTCATCGGGTCGCCAGCCAAGCACCACTCCCGCCATCCCGGCGAGCCGCGCGGCGTTATGGGCAAAGCTTGGCGCGTCAGCAAAGCCGGGTGCGTCAGCAACTCCCGGCGCGCCAGCAAAGCCGGGCGCGTCGGCAAAGCCGGGTGCGTCGGCAAAAAAGCCTTTACTCATCGTCCCGACAAAATCTGCCCCAGCAACACACGCAGCACCGGCGTCGCCGGGGCCAGCCCCGCGCATACCACTTCCTCACCAAATTGGTCGCGGGTTAACCCCTCGGGCGGTGCGTCCAGACAATGCCAGAACAACGCGACGAGTTCCGCCAGCGTCAGCCGCCCATCGGCTGCGCGCTCGACCAGCGCGAACAACGGCCCGGTCTCTGCCTCTGCTGCAACGAGTGCAGCAAAGCTTGGCCGCAGCACCAGCATTTCGCCGGCAATGCGGATCGCCGCCTCGCCGCGAACCTGGTTGGCGCTGCTCACGCGCTCACCACCGCGCCAGAGCTTTCAAGGCTGAGCGTATAACTACGCTCGCCATTATAATCACCGGCATAGTCAAGCCTTGTGAGGAGGAACTTGCCTGTCATCGTCTCGCCGCTTTCAAAACTCAGCCGGTAATCATCGATCACCCCTGAAAGCGCATTGGCCTTGATCCGGTTCTCCGCTGCGGAACCTGTAAAAATTCCCGCCCCCGATACGCTGACTGATCGCACCCCCGCGCCCGACAGCAATTCGCGCCATCCGCCCGAATCCTTTGACGTAATCGCCACCGCCTCGCCATTGACGCTGAGCTGCGTCGTGCGCAGTCCAGCGATTGTTGCAAACACGGGCGGCGTCGCGCCATTGCCCACTTTGAGCAGAAACGCGCTGCCCTTCTCCGCTGGCATGATCTTTCTCCTGGTTGTTATTCTTGAATGAGCCGCGCGCGGTGTTCGATCATCGCGGCCCACAGCCCGGGGGCGGTGCGGATGATGCGCGTGCGCAGCAGAACGAGCGTGACGATCTGCCAGCCCTCGCCACTGCTTTCGAGCGCGCGCGGCATCGCCACCATCGCTGCATCTGCCGCCGCTGCCAGCGCATGCACCCGGCCTGGTCCTTCGGCACGATCACGGATGATGATCGCGCTGCGCAGCTCGACCCCCGCTGAGTCCTTGGTGCCCCAATCCGCCACGAGCAGCTCGCCAATTTCGGCAAAGGGCTCGCTCGCCTTGACGGCAGGCCCTTCAAACACGCCGTTGATCACGCCACCAAAATCGGGGGCGTTCCTCAACGCGTCACGCATCGCTATATGAAAGAGCGCGATCGCACTCATTGCCAAAGCGCCCGGATCGCGCGCAGCCGCGCGTCCTTGAACAAACGTCGCCACAACCCGCGCCCGCTGATCACGATACCGCGCTCATCGCTGCGAACCGCAAGCTCGGGAAATTCTGCACTGATCCGCGCCACCCCGTCGGCAATCACGCGCTGCCGGGCGGCCTCGACGGGCGCGCGGACATGGTCGTCCAGCGCGCTCATGCGTAAACCGCCCGCGCCAATGTTGCCGCGCGAAACGGCCGCCACAATGCCGTGATTGCAGAGGGCGGCGGCCGCGCTGTATCACGCTCGCTAAACAGATAGGCGCCGAGCATCACCACCCCCTGTCGCAAAGGCCCCGGCAGCGAGTCCCAATCATTGACAAGGCCCGCTATACAAACTGCGCGCACCCGCCGTGCATCGCCCGCATCGACCATCCGCACCCAGCCATCGCCGCGCGCATCAATGTCGATCGCATAGTCGTTCACGGCCAGGCTGAACTCGCTTGCATCTGCGCGCACCCCCGCCACCGCGGTGATCGCCCGCACCGGTGCCGCTGCCAAACGTTGCCACTGCGCCGAGCTTGGCAGGATTTCCTCGACCGGTCGCACGATCAGCATCTGGCCCAAAAACTGTTCCGCCAGCCCCATCGCGCTTTCGGCAAGGCCGGTGATCAGCACGTCCTCAACCACCGTCTCGATCCTGAGCGCGGCCTTGATCGCGGCAATTGCCCGCCCGCGATCCGCCAGGCCAAGCGTTACAACGCCCGGCCCGTCTTTTCCGATTGTCATTGTTGCGCACTCCCCGGCGTCTTTCCCCCCACTGAACCCCCTCTCCTTCAGGGGAGGGGTCGGGGTGGGGCCTGTCCACGAGCGGGACACTCGGTGAGACCTCCCCCACCCCTCTCTCCTCCCCCCCGAGGGGAGGGGACAAGTTCTGACTCAGCTCACCGCAAACCGCATCAGCTTGATCGCCTCAGAATTGGTCACACAGCCGCCAATCCGCTTGGTCGCGTAGAAATTGACAAACGGCTTGTTTGAATAGGGATCGCGCAGGATCGCCGTCTCGGTGCGTTCAGCGATCAGATACCCGGCACGCATATTGCCAAAGGCGATCGACAGGCTGTTGGCGGCGATATCGGGCATGTCTTCGGCCTCAATCACGGGATAGCCAAGCAGGGTCGCGGGTTGCCCCGCCGCCAGCGATGGTGCCCACAGGAACGCGCCATCACTCGTCTTGAACTTGCGAATCCGCGCCAGAGTTGCCGCATTCATCACAAACACCGCGCCCTGGCGATACGGCGCGCGCAGCGCCTGAACCAGATCGATCAGCCGGTCCTGCGGACTGGTCGCAAAATCGCCCGCCGCCCCGCTTGGCACATGCTGCACCGTGCCAAAGGCGCGCGCGCCATCGCTGGTCGCCGCCGTTGTATAGGTCAGGAAGCCCCTGGGCCGGTTGGTGCCGCTGCCGTTGATAAATGCTGCGCCTTCCGCCTTGGCAAATTCCGATGCAATTTCATCGGCCAGCCACGATTCGACATCAAACTGCGCGTCATCAAGCATCGCCTGGCTCGCGCTTGGGTTAGCAAACAGCTCGCCCATCGACGGTGCGATTTCGACAAAGCTCGGCGTCGCTGTCTCCGCCCGCGCGCCTGTTTCCGCCGCCCAGCCCGACGGCGTGCCGCCCGTCGTCACGAGCTTGCGATAGCCAGCCGAGCCCACCTTGACGACATTGGCGACCGCGCGGATCGGCGAGATGCCTTTGAGCAATCGATCGATCACCGCATCAATCTCACGTGGCACCGCAAAGCCGCCCGTGTCGCCGCTCGCACCGGTAAACGCCTTTAGCTCAAGGCTCGCGCCTGATCTGAGAAACCCCTCAAACACCGCGCCCGACGGATCGCGCGCACCCTGCAACTTCGGTCGCAAAACCGGCTGCGCCATCTCGATCGCGTCAAAGCTTGCCTCAAGTACATCGGCTTTCACTTCAGTCATCTCAATCTCCATCGTCATTTCCTTCCACTGCATGTACCCGTGCTGCTGGTTGCATCGGCGATGCGACCAGGCTGATCTCGATCAGATCGACACCTTTTAGTTCACGATATGTTCCTTGGCGTGCTGTCCGCGTCCGAAATCCAAACGATAGCCCGCGCACCGCGCCGCGCTGCACCAGTCCGGCGAGCTTGCGATCATCGACCCGGCCAATCACGCGCAAGCCGCGCGCATCCTCGCTGATCTGTTCGATCACGCCAATTGGCGCGCCGCGATGCTGCCAGAGCAACGGCACCGGCCCGACCGCGCCAAAGGCACCCCGCCTGATGATATCCCCGCCCCGGTCAACCGCGTCAAACACCGCCGCATAGCCGGCAAAGCGCAGGCTCATTTGAGCCAATCCGCGACGCCCTGTTCCACCGCAATCCCGGCCAGCCCCAATGCGGCCAAAATCCGCAGCGCCCAGGCGACGCCCGCCTTCCACAAGGAACGCCGCGCATCGCGCCATACCGCCAGCAATTCGCGCAGCTCTCCCATGTCCTGTGCGGCGCGCGGATCATCAAGCCCCATCCGCACCAGCGCGCGCGTTGCGCCCAGCTCGCCTGCCTCCTCGACAATCGCGCGCAGCGTGGCGAGGTCAGCCCCTTGTTGCGATCCCTGCACCATCAGCTGCGCCAGCACAGCACCATCCTCGCTCATGACAATCCCACCATTTGCCGTTTCTCCTCATCACTCAAGAAATCTGCCGCGCTGACCTGCGCCCACAGCCGTTCGCGATCCTCGGCAAGTGCCGTTACCCGGTCGAGATCAACCGCCACGCGCGCTTGCGGGAACCAGCCAACAAGCGCCTGCGTCAGCCCGGCAAAGATCAGCTCGGCCAGCGGCAAAATCGCCTGCCGCCAGAGCGCGCGATTCGCCTCGCGGTAATTGGCATAGGTCGCATCGCCGGGCAGGCCGAGCAGCATCGGTGGCACGCCAAAGGCACAGGCAATTTCGCGCGTCGCCGCTGCCTTCATCGCACCAAAATCCATGTCGGCGGGCGTCAGACTCAGCGCCTGCCAGCTCAGGCCACCTTCAAGCAGCATTGGCCGTCCGGCATTGCCCGAGCCCGAAAAGCTTGCCTCCATTTCAGCGCGCAACCGCTCAAGCTGGTCGCGCGACAACACCGAGCCATCGCCAGGATTATAGACAAGCGCGCCTGATGGCCGTGCGGCATTATCAAGCAGCGCCTTGTTCCAGCGGGCGGCCGCATTATCGACCGCCACCGCCGCACTCGCCGCGCCCAGACACCCCAGCCCATAATGATCATCAAGCGGGTTGAAGGTTTTCAAATGCACCACCTGCGGGCGCTCGCCCGGATCCTCCGCCATCAGCCGCGCGACGCGCTCTCCCACACGGTAACGATAGGCGACCGGCCAGCCACCCGCATCGGGCTCAACTGTCACCCGCTCGGGCCGCAACGCAAACAGCTCACGGATTTGTCCGTCAGCGTCGCAGAGCAATTGGACATAGGCATTGCCATGGAGCAGCAATTGCGCCGCCACGGTTTCGGTCAGCGCCTGCCCGCCCGACCGTGCATTGACAAGCGCCAGCAGTGCCGGGTCCGATGCGACAAGCGGCGCACCCCCCAATCCTTGCGCCACCAGCCGCACCGCGCGCTGCGCCACCGCATTGCCCAGATACGCTTCGCGCACCTGCGCCTCATAGGATCGCGGCCATTCCCCCAACACGGGCGCCTGCCCATAACGCTGCTCATAACGCGACAAAGCCGGACGCGATTCCTCACGCCCGGCTGATTTCCAGCCAAAGATTTTCATGGTTACTCCTGAAAAATAGCCGGCCGCTAAGCCGTCCGTCGCCCCAGCCAGATCACATGCCGCGCGCCCTTGCCGCTCGCGCGGGCGCGGACAATTATTTCTTCCACCGCAAAACCTGCATCGCTCATTCGTCGCGCGAACACCGCGTCGGGCCCTGCCGACCATATTGCCAGGATGCCGCCCGGTCGCAACGCCTCGCGCGCGGCTGTCAGCCCACGCAGGGTGTAGAGCGTGTCATTGCCCTTGCGGGTCAGCCCGTCGGGGCCGTTGTCGACATCGAGCAGGATCGCATCATACAGCCCCCGACCCGCCGCAATCGCCTTGCCGACGTCGCCCTCGACAATCTTGACCCTTGCATCATCAAGTGTGCCGCCATGCATCGCCGCCATCGGCCCGCGCGCCCAGGCGACGACAGCGGGCACCAGCTCCACCACCGTCAGCGCCGCTTTCGCGCCCAGCACATCCAGCGCCGCGCGTAGCGTAAATCCCATGCCCAGCCCGCCGATCAGCCAGCGCCCCGCCGGCCGATCCAGTCGCTCCGCCGTCAACGTCGCCAGCGCCTTCTCAGACAAGCTCATCCGGCTCGTCATCAACTCATTGCCGGCAAGCGTAATGAAAAAATCCGCGCCGCGCTGAAACAGCTTCAACGCACCACCGCCCGGCACATCGGTTTCATCAAGCAATAGTCGCGGGATCATTTGCCAGGCCCTCAGTCACATCGCATCACAAAGGCCGCACCGCCGCCTGTCCACGTTTGCCTAGCATCAATTCAGTCAATCCCCATACCAGCGCGTCGGCGCGGTCGGGGGATCGGCCCGG